AAATCCACGCTCACGACATTTAAGGAGAACATATGGCTGCAACTTATTGGCAGAACCAACACCCACAGGCACTAATCCTTCCAACTAAGGAAGGTACTTCAATAACAATACCTCAGGCCGGGTATGTTAAGGATGAGAGCGGAACATACTACAGCGCTTCTTTTGGGCTGACTTCCGTTAGCGAGCCGTCTGGCGTAACCTATGCTTACACCTATACGCACCAAGTTCCTCCGCCGGACGAAGTCGGGGAGCCGGGCGGAACCACCGGTCAGTTACAGTACAATAATGCCGGAGAATTTGCTGGTCTTGACGGATCTACTATAGGCACCGATGGCGTATCTATCGTTATAGGGGGTACGGGAGCACCAACCACAGAGCTGAATCTTGGAGACACTGGAATAGCAGCCATAAGCGCGATCGGAGGTGTGGCTGACGAAGAAGCGTCGGTTACCGTAACAAGCTTGGCCTCCGGCACCACTAATTCTGTGACCATACATACGGCAAATGGCGACACCTCGGTTGTGTCTGACATTACTTTGATACCGGGAAAAATTGAGCTGTCATCTACAGAAGTAGATATAATTACTTCTAACATACTTCTCAGTGCGAACTTTTTACTGCGAAACTATGTGGACAATGCCGCTGCTCTTGCTGACGGCCTTGTTGAAGGTCAGTTGTATCACACTGACGGAGCACTAAAGGTAGTTGTTCCAGCTGTATAATCAAAAGTAGGAACGATGAATTACCGACAGCTAAAGCCTAATTAAATGAGACTAGTCCACTACAGCACGACGCCGGATCTCAAGGAGACCGATCCATCAAAGATCGGTACTTCCGGTGTTGGTAACGAAAACATGCGGCAGGGCAAGCCTAAGATCGGGGCTACATACTTCTACAGAGAAGGTACGGAACCCGAAGATATCGTGCGCTCTGCGGCTAAGCACAAATACGTTACCAGCATCCCAGATGACCAAGTAGTAGACCTCAGTAACGATCCCAAGGATACCTATAACAAGGCACTTGATGCGGCTGGTGGCAGTTTTTGGCATCACCAAGACTTCCACAAAGCTATTCTAGACAACGGGTACTCCGGGTATTTCAACTCTGAAAGTGGTCTTCCTAATGCCGTCGCTCTGCTTAAGCCGCAGCCAGTGAAGTACATAGGTAAAGATCCCAAGGGACACAAGAATACGTCGTTTGGCGACGAGTACTTCGCTGAGTTTGAGAAGGACTGGCCTAAAACTGATGATAAGTCCACTGGACCCGCTGTAACGGCGGAGCAGATTGTTAATACAATCGTAGACAGACTTTTAAGCTAGTACTATCGTATTACTTTACAGGTTTCTATTTTTTGGGGCTCCCTGAAAAGGGGGCCTTTTGTCACTTGACACCCTAGCTGAAAAGTGGTATAGTTCGCGCGTGGTATATAAGATGCAGTACCCTCTAACTATATCTAAAGCTCCGGTTTGCGATGAAGGTTCGTGCAATAACTGCAACAACCTGATTGATGCATCTGGAAGATACCCTCCCGACGCTTGGATATGGAATATTCAATTGCGTACTAGCTCGTTTCGATTGTGCTCAGATTGCGTGACTTTACTAAAAACTGCCATTAAGGAGAAAGTAAAATGACTGAAAAGTTTACTATAAATCACAATAGCCCTTATTTTGTTGGGCGTGTCGCACTCGTTAATCCTGAGAATAACGAAAAGACCGCTGCGACGTATCCGCCATACACTTACCCTTCGTACTCGTACTACTGTTCCGAGTGCGCTCGCTTACGGTCTCTCCTAGATTCGGAGAAGAACGCGCGCGCGGCAGAGAGTATTGAAGGCATCCGGGTTCGTGAGCACCTTCGCAGCCTTCTGGCTAAGGCTGAGGCCAATCTGGCTGAAGTCGAGAAGATGCATCGGAATCAGGCGGTGACAATTACTGAGCAGGCTGAAGAACTAAAGGCTCTCAAGGAGCGCAACCTAGATCCTGAGCCGCACGCACTAAAGGCCGCGATCCTCGTTATGCAGAAGCAGTTGGACGGACTTAACGCTGCGCTAAGCGAGGCAAAGAAGTGTCATGATGACTGCGACGAGGTATGGCGCAAGGCGTACGACTCTACACGGCAGAGCCTAAACATCTGTCTTAACAACCGGGATGCGCGGATCAAAGAGCTAGAAGAAAAGCTCGCAGAGTTCGAATCTAAGGAAGCCTGCAATTGTTGCGAGTGCGACTCCTTTGACCAACTTCGCGAAGAGAATCGCAATTTGCAGCGTCGGGTAGAGGAGCAGAATCGGCAGCTTGGGGCAAAGCAGGAAGAGATCAACAATCTAAAGGTTGCTCTAAACAAGGCTAAGGCCAAGCAGACGTTCGAAGTCAAGCCCGCTGCTGAGATCGTTCGTTCTTACGATGACAAGATTCGTCGGCTACTTAATGTCCTTGCCAGCAAGGATGAGATCATTGCTGGGTTGCAGAATGATCTTCGTAACGATAGGGGATAATTTGTGATAGCACCGCGCCCGGGCCTGCCGGAAGAAATTAGGCTACGTCGTGAAGAGGCCGATATGTTTCGGACGCTGTACTATTATCGCCACATGGCGTGCCCTAAGTGTGGGAGTATCTATCTAGAGACAACGTACATGGGTAACGTGCTTAATACGGACGACATGGAGTCGTACAAGGACACAAACACAGCTAAGTGCCGGTGTGGGTGGAGTGGTATAGTCCACGACCTGAAAGGAGCTATATGAGAGAAGACCTATTTACTTGTGATGTTTGTGAAAAGTCCACATCGTCTCCAATGGTGCAGAAAGCGTGGACTAAGATCGAATTGTGGGTCGCATGTGGTACGTGTAGGGTAGCTAGAAACATAGACCTATGCCCAGAGTGCCAAGACAATGTATTTCTATATCTTAAGTCCATGAAGGCGGGTGCTACTGCCGATAAAGAAGTGAGAAAGACTTTCTTGTAATGTACACGCTAGAAGACGTTACCAAACTTATCCCGTACAAGTTCCACGTCTTTGATTGGAATCGGTCGCCTAACACTAATTGGGTTTCACGTCTTCAACGACGCGAGGGAAGGGTTACCGAGAAGGTTCTCTCTACGATCACGCACTCTGCCATCAGATCCGTTCCATGTCTACAGTGCGGTCTCAGCACTAGAGGTACGCTACGTAAGGTAGTACACCCCATTCTACAGCCTGTAGTTGACATGAATCCTCCTTGGCCTGCGTTTTGTTGTGTAGAGTGCGTCAGAAAATACGTTGTAGCTAACCAACTGGAGTTACTTCTTTTCATGACGGGTTAGATATGTATGTTTAATTCGCCGTTAGCCAAAGGAAAGCGTACAGGATATAAGCGTTTCCGTGGGAAAGCCTTCGGTAAAAAGAAGGACACATCTACCTACGGAGGCGCTTGTTTGTATTGCGGGTATTTTACCTCGCACGACGCTTTAGGCAGTTCAGACGACCCTAGGATTGCGGCGCTCAAGAGGCTTAATACGAATTGCAGGAATTTGTGGATTTGCGAAAAGCACATGGAGCCTCTTTTCACATTAAGGTGGGCTGATCTTCTATGTGAGATCACATCCTAACTTGACTCCGACTTTGAACGTAGTATAATGGAGCGATGATGAACACACCAAAAAAGCTATGCATTGTCTGTAACGACAAGCCCGCTAGACAGAAGTTCTGCGCTGATTGTAGGCGCACACAGACCCTAAAGAGGCTTGCTCTTAGATGGAAGTCTGACGAAGCGTACAGAGAGCGCCATAAAGTAGCTGCTCGCTTATCATTTCGGCGGCGGCATGGCATAGAACTTGCAGACGCGGAGTAAAATGCTCCTAGACGACAAGTACAAAAAGTACATGTGGCACTACAGGACAGGGCGCTGTAGCGGGCCATCAGAATACACGTTTAAGAAGCACGGGTTCCGGCTAATCTACGGGGAGAATCCAGACATTTGCGGGGTGTGTGGTAAACACGAAACACACTGGTTCATTCTTTACTTTGATCCAAAAGATAGGTTCAAAGATTGGAATGATCGGAAAATATACACGCAGATGATATGTTCCGTAGAGGATATAGACCTTTTCTTATCCCGTGTTCTTATGGAAAAAGTATCCTCCCTGTTATGAAAGGTATTGATTGAAGATTTGCATAATTAGTGACATCCACAACCGGCTAGACCGCTTTGAACTACCACCCGCCGATATCCTCATCCATTGTGGAGATTGGACTCTGGAAGGAAACCATGAAGAACTTCAGTTGTTCTACAGGGCACTAAAGCGTGTACGAGACAACTACAAACACGTCTTGGTTGTTCCCGGAAATCATGATAGAATAGCGCAGTACAAGCCCTATATGGTTGATGCTTTATTTAAGAAGAGCAGCATCACGCTACTGATAGACAAGGGTGTTGTTATAGGAGGCAAGCGCTTCTACGGCGCACCTTGGGTTCCGTTCTGCGGTTATTGGGCTTTTGAATACGACAACGAAGAAGCGGCAGAATCCCATTGGAGCAAGATCCCAAACAACACGGACTTTCTTATCACGCATACCCCTCCGCATACAATCCTAGACCTTTCCGCTAACAAATGGGCGAATGGAAATGCTGGATGTCCTGTCCTAGCCAAGCATGTGGAGAGGGTAAAGCCAAAGTTTCATGCCTTCGGTTATATACACGAGGGGTACGGTATGGTAGAATATGCGGACACGACTTTCATCAATGCTGCATCACTTAAAAGAGATTATTACCAGCAGAACGAGCCAGTTCTTATCGACTTTTAGAAGGATCTACATGTCAACATTCGCAATGTCATTGGAGGAGCTAGAGAAGTCTATCGCTGCTCCCCAGCAGACGATCGCAGAGCACATCGAGGCAGTAAACCAGTCCGGCGGCAAGCCTATACAGATGCCGCAGGTTGTCGTTGTCCCAAAACCTGTTGTTGTCACTCCTGTGCAACAGCCTGCTCCGAAACAACAGCCCTCGATAGCCAACACACCCGTAATCCCTCCCAAGAAGGGCGGATGCGGTTGTTGGGGGAGTAAAGCATGAAGATAGCGCCTGAACCGTGTGCCTTCGGTTGTCCAGAAGAGAACGACACTAACCATTGGGATTCTGGTACATGCGGAACAGAGTACTGCGGCAGTTGGGCTGAGACACGTTGCCGGGTATGTGGGTGGTACACTGTAACTTGCCGCTGCGGATGTTCTAACGGACAAAGTAAAATCACCGAAAAGCGTTACAAGGCTAATAGGAGGAAGTACAGTTGAACTCTTTAGTTACTTTCGGACTACTGGTTCTAGCAGTATCTACCGGGACGCTAACTATTACAAAGTCAGTCGTATTCGATGGCTTCAGGAAGTTCTGTAACAGACGACTTCCATTCGTTGGCGAAATGCTTAAGTGTCCGTACTGCGCAGCACATTGGGTAAGTCTTCTATATACGAGTCTTAGTTGGGATGTTATCCCGGCTATGACCGACTATCCGGTAGTTAATGTCTTTCTAGTAGCGTTAGCCGTTGTACCTTTGACGGTACCGCTGATGGTCATCATGTACGAGAAAATACCGATCCTAGTACAAGAGGACTAAAGGAAAAGGCCGCTTTCGCGGCCTTTTTTTCATTTGTAACGTTTGCCATTGGTCAAAGCCATCAGGCAATCGCGTATGTCGGCTCCGGGAGGAAAGAATTCCGCCATTATGCCAAGTACCGTTGAATGGCTGTCGAACTCACGCTCGTACAGGAACTTGTACTTGTCCCTTTGTGCCTTCATTTCCTCAAGGTCTAGCTTGTACTTCTCCTGCATGTGAAGAGCGATCTCTAGCATAACCTCATAGACAGTCAGCATCTTCTCTTCAAACCTTGGATCGGTTAGATTGGTAGGAATGGCCGCCAGCAATGCAGCCTTCAATTCTGCGTTGGGTCCAATCATAATGTGTCCTTTTTGTTATTCGCGAATAGCGAAACTTGATATGTTAGCGGATATTTCTTAGCTAAATCACCAAAAATTGAAGGCCATTTGTACGCAAATTCATGCAGTAGTGGAATCATAACTTCTCGCATTTGAGGGTGAGCGGCAGGAGCACAGCGTAGTTCGAATATATGCATGAACTCTCTCGGATTGGCTGTCATCACAAGCTCCGTCTTCAGGCTGTTCGGAAGCACGGACCTAGCTTCCTGTGCCTTAGCCCCGTATTGTATGAGCTTGAAGTAGTCGATCTCCGCATTCTTACAGGCCAAGGCCCACACGGAGTACTCGTAGCTGCCTTCGGGCCAGAAACACGGTTTAATCACCGTGATTTCCGAATCAAATTTACCCTTGGTGTAATTGCAGTAGCGCGTAGACTCTTGACTAAAACTTGCGATCCTATGGCGGACAAGCTCGTGGGAAACTCCACGGTCAATAACAAAGCGGACAGTAATCGCGCCGTGCTCAAGTACACTTGCGTGGTTATAGCCCTTAATCTTTTCGATAAATTCGCACGCGGAGTTCTCACCGATCTTGTCCTCAGACTTCCAGCATGTTCTACCCGCTGCCTCAATATTCTTTTCGAGGTTTGGAGTGAAACTTTCAATAACGGCAGAAGCTTCTATTATTCGCACTAGACAAATCCTTCCATTACAGCGTTGGTATAGGCGGATAGAACAAGGTGTTCCGCTAGTTCCTTATGCGGGTTATCCGGAAGGCGACTTAGTGGAGACTCCTCATTGATAGCTGCCAGCAATGAATCGAAGTGGTCCATTACCATGTCGTATTTGACCTTTCCATTGCGGATATCCAGAAGCAAATCAACATTAGGTCTGGGAAATGTTATGTTGCCAGACTGTATGATTTCCAGAGCCTCCTCTGTGATGCGTATAGCGTGCATTACAGCCTTCCAGTCCACGCCCTCAGCCGAAGCCTTGGCTCGGTCTCCGTACTCCTTGTAGACCCACTCGTAGCAGTTTAGGGCATACTCCACTGAGGCGTTGAGGTCGATCTTACGACCACATACCTCTAGATGAGGAACTAGCTTTCCTCCGTTTTCGATATTTACTATCTTAGAATGCTTGGGATACTTTTCGATCAACTCCTCCAAATGTGCTAGACAGGAGTATAGCGAAGACCTAGCATCGCTTAACCGCAGTAGCTTTACAAACTCTCCTACGGTGGAGTATCGTTCTCCTTTAGCAGAGTACTTGTTCGCCTGATTTTTGGCGTACCCGACGAACGCGGTAAGCTTCTTGCTAACCAGCAAGTGCCGAAATGACACGATCTCCTCCCACTCTGGACTTGAGACCGTCCAGAAACTGGGAGGGATGAACAGCATCTCTACGGGATGAGTCTGACCGTTCATTAAAAGATGCATAAAGTAGTGCAGGGAGAAATACTCCCTGTCGCAGTCCTGCGGTCCGTTGCGCATTCCTTCCGGTTTATTGGAAGCATTGTTTCGTGTACGAGGTGCAACTTGCAGAAGGATGCTCTTCTTGTCAGGGATTACGACGCCTTTGTAATCCTTGTCGCTAGTAGCAACGTTTGTTCCGTATACGTGAGATCCGGATAGGGTCTCAAAAATGATCTTCTCAGGCATTGGCCTTCATTGCTTTCGTTAGGTCGCCAAGAAGAGAAGGGGGCTCCTCAAGGACAACTAGGATTTGAGAAATGGCTAGAATACACAGTGTTCGTCCGTCGATAACCAATTGGGTGCCATTGAACTTAGCGGCCATTACCAAGTCTCCCGGCTTAACGTCCATAGGCGTGCGGCTTCCATTAGGAAGCAGCTTACCGGGTCCGACTGCCAATACGCGGTACTTGATGTGGGAAGCGTCAGCATTCTCTGGAATATAAATACTGCCCTGCTTTTCCTCTCGCGGAAGTGGCATTAGAAGGACGTTGTCGTGTTGCATTTTTAGCATGTGTTCTCCTTAATTTCTCAATACGGTTTGTTAAGATTGCTAGCTGAGGACTACATTATACGTGAGGTAGAAAATGAAAGTCAAGCTTCTTCTCTTAGCCACCGTCTTCTGCTCCTACATCGTATTTGTGCCAATGATTGCCAGTATGGGTAATTTTTCCAATGCGGTGCAGGAAAGTTTGAAGGGCTCAGTAGGCGTTTTTTCTGTGTGTGGCGGCGAAGCCCTTTACGGCGGCGGAACAATAGTAGGAAAAAACGGAGAGATTTTAACAGTATCGCATATAGTTCCGAGACAAGACTGCGATGTTGTGGTAAAGACTACAGATAGCGCCAAGATCTACGGAGCCAGAATAGTTAAAATCGACCCTGTCAGAGATTTAGCTTTAATCAGTGTTGATGCCGAGACAGAAAACGTTGTGTATTTGGCGGGAAGGAAGTTAAACACGGGTGAAACTATTTTCACTGTTGGTGCCCCTAGTCGCTTGCAAGGCTCTGTCACAAAAGGTATAGTATCTAACACGGAAGTGGAGACACCGGCCACACCCGGAGCAATAATCTACGATATCACTGTACTTCCCGGCTCTTCTGGTGGTGGCGTATTTAACGAAGAGGGGGAACTAGCTGGCGTGATAAAGGCCAAGTTTACTACCGTGGATAGCGGCAGTACCCTTGCCGTAGGGATACGCCGACAGGCTATCGTGGACTTCCTAAAAGAGAGCATGCCGAATGAGAACTATACCCGTAAGGTGTTTTAGCTGCGGAAACGTATTTGAGCGTGCCATCACAGGCATCGTAACTATAGCCGATCTCCAGAGCATAGAAAGTACTTGTTGGAGTTGCAACAAAAAGCTTCACCTTCTCTACGCTGAGACGGAAGCCGCAAAGCTAGGATTGGTTGACCTAGCTGGTACGGCAAAACAGACAACGTGGGCCAACCCGATTAGGTTCCGTGTTCTTACGGAGCTTATTACACGTTTGCACGACAAGTGGGAAACAAAAGAGCAATTCGAGACAGCGCGTAAACGGCTGATACACGTCATGAATACCGATCCCATGTTACATAACGCGGCATGGTGGATCACCCACAGGTTCAACGAGTACGGTATCAAGAATTACATCGTAACTAAGGCAGTCAGTTCCTTCTACAAGGAAGAACCGCCGCCTAGTCCGCAACCCGAATAGTCTGCATCCATTTCGGCACTTTAGCCGACGTAGCCTGATCCCCTACCAACACGCACACCGTCTTATACGGTGTCGGCGTCTTCGGGTATGGAGTGTAGCCATCCGTAAACAGAATAACTATGTTCGGACGTAGTTTCTTTTCCCGAATGTAGTTAAAACCAGCTACCATGTCAGTCCCACCACCACCGGTAAGCTGAACCTGTTTAGTGCTGAAGACCTTCTTAGCAAAGCCAACTTCAGCGTCAACTGCCAAGACGAAAACATCGTCCGCTCTACCAACGGACTTGAGAACGCCCTTTGTTTCTGACAAGGCGCGGCTGAGGCTGTTCTTACTCATAGACCCGGACGTGTCAATTATGATTCCTATCTTAGGAATGGGCTTTCGCATAGAAGGAAGCAGGACTGTGGGGACAGACTGCTGGCGTCGGGATGGACGAGCATAGGTAAACGTGTTCATTCCTGACCGAAACGCAACCGTCTGCCTGATAGTGGCATGGAGTTGCTGTTCCCAGCGAACCTTGCACTCAAGCGTGTCCTCAGCCCACCGAATCAGAGAAGCCGGAAAGTCTCCCTGCATCTTAGAGTGGTTCATAATGTCTTCGGCTACTTGCCTACGTACGCTATTACCCTCTACTTCAGTAATCCCTCGCTGCTTGCCTTCACCAATACCACCGATCTCGTGATCCAAAGGAATATTGTGTGCTCCAGAACCGCAGTTGCATGACTGAAGCTTTTGCTTCGTCTTTTCGGGAAGAGCGAGCAGAGCGAAGTAGAATTCCTCTTCCGCCGAATTCTCGTCCATCTCTAGTTTGAAATCTTTGATTAGGTCTTCCGGGTACCATAGGTCATCAGGCAGAGTAACACCGCACTCTCGCAAGTTGTTATTGATAGCGGCATCGCAAGCAATATTCCAGAGGGCGTGCTCCTTGTTTCCCACGCCTTGCGCTTCAGCCCTCTTGGCATGAAGACGTAGCCAATGACCACACTCATGCGCCAGTGTACCTGCGGTAGCGGCCACGCCCCACTCCTTAAAAGTCTTGGGGTCAAAGTATACGTGCCCATACTTGTCAATACCCGCAGTTTTGTACCCGTCCACGCGAACGGGTACAAACGACATCAGAGCAGAACGAAAGTAAGGCCACTCATGGCAAGCTTTTAGTCTGGCTAACGAGAAAAGCTTGTAAGCTTCCTCGTCATCCATCTTACTTTCGCTTGGGGTTGACACGGGCAGCAACTAGAACCTCCAACATGTAAGAAAGCTCGGCGGGAGGTTGAACGGGCTTGCCGTCTACGCTAGGACGCATAGGAGTAAGCTGGAACAACGCGAGAGCCGCCATGTCCTTATGGGTCTTCCCTGCGGCAGCGATTAGCTTACAACCAGCGATCCAGCGAGCCGGTGTGCGATTACCAGCGATAGCAGAAATTACAGACGTTAGAACGGCATAAGCACGGTCAGGACGATCCGGTAGCTTGACGGACTCGGGATTGGCTAGTAGCTTTTCGGGGTCAGGAAGGTCTAGCTCCCTGATGTACGTCATAAATTCCCCGGCAGCTGCCGGTCCAACACAACCGGATAGAAGTAGCGTGGTAAGTTCCTCGTCGGCCTTAATGGATAGAGCAGCGGCGCGTAGCGTAGCTGCCATATCCCATGACCTAGGGGAAGGCCAAGCGCGGGAAGCTTTAGCATCATCCTTGGGAACGTCTAAACAGCGGCTAGGTAGCTTGTTAATGAAGATAGCGATGTCGGACTTGGCCTGAGGAAGGAAGTCGGTCCAGTTGTCGGGAATTACAGGAAACTTTGGGGCCGGGAAACCCTGAATAAAGGATTTGGTCCAAGCACTAGGCTCAAACTGCCAATCTACGTGAAAGAACCGGTTAGCCAGCGGAGGGGCTAATTCCCATCCTCCAGCAGCCTGATCCGCAGGATTAGCCAGAGCTATAATACTGACAGAATCGGGCAACTTAAAATTGTCTCCTACGGTCTTCTCATGAATGACGCGCATAAGCGGAGCCTGCACAGAAGGATTGATTGTGGACGCCTCCTCGATTAGAAGGACGGCATTCTCAGGTAGATTCTTAGCCCATTCGGGTGGAACCATGAACACCGTCTTGTTTTCAAGATCAATGTAGGGTAGTCCGGCAAAGTCGCTTGGCTCTCTTGACGACGCCATAAGGGTATACATCGGGCGACCATAGTACTCTGCCATCTGCCATGTGGACATACTCTTGCCTACTCCCGGCGGACCCCACACGAGTACCGGGATTCTAAGCTGAACGGCTATCGCAATTGCAAATCGGTCAAACATGTACTATACTGTTCCTTCCATTCGGGTTGGGTAATCCAAACCGACTTCGAAAGTCTAACCCAGAATCGGGAAGGAGTCAAGGATGACCGGCTATGTTGCTCTGTGGTTTGGAGTTGCAGTCTTTACATACATGCTAGTTAGAGGGGCCACTCGGACTCCGGAGGAAAAGGATATAACATGATAAACATCATCATTATTTTTCTCAGTTTTTGGGCGTGCTGGCTGCTCGCTATTGCGTGGATTAGCGCGTTTAACTGGTTGGTCGCGGAACGTGTCTTTCCTAGAGACGGTTCGGTATGGACATATATTCGCACGTTTTTGACTACACCAGCCGTCATCACTACTATTCTAGCCGAGGGCGTTACGAAGAAGATACTTAACCGGTTTTGTAAGGAGTAGATATGGAGTGGGTAGTTGTAAGTGCAGTAATACTATGTCTTTGTGCGGCAGCAGTGTATACATTCCTTTCAGTTCGCGCTGCGAGAACTAAAAGTTTGTTGATGCGGCAGAATTTGGTGTATCTGGTCGCATTCGTTAATTACTTTGAATGGCTGTCCCACAATTACGCTCCCGGCGTGATAGCCACAGTAATGGCGGATAAAGACTACATCCAGTACATGAAGAAGAACGGCTTGCCTGAGGCTGTGTTTTCAGGTATAATCGAGAAAGCACTACAGAAGTCTAATGATGAACTGATGGCGAAAACAAACGAAGTCATGGAGGCCATTAAGCAGCCTCTTTCAGCGGAAATCAACGCCCTATTGGAGGACTAATGAAGTTTCCGTACATAGTACACCGCCGCTACAACACCACTACACTACCGGACATAGGTCGTATAAACATCGCGCTCTTGATGCGAGAGTTTGATTTTCTTCTAGTCAACAAGCTCGCACAGTTTACTTTGAACAAGGCAAGTCCGATAGCAAAGGGAGCCATTGTAGCCGAGGCTAGGAAATTAGCAGTGGATGCTCTTCTTGAAGCTCTGCTTGTTTCATACAGACCGAAGTAAGCTACACCCCACAAAATCTATACGAGGCACCTACGGGTGCCTTATTTGTTCTTAAGGAGACGAGATGGATATCAAGATACAACGGATAACAAAAACAGCTAAACTGCCCACACGATCATACTCCGCAGACACCGGCTATGACATTTATGTAGACAGTTATGAGTTCGATAACGAAACAAATATTCTAACTATTTACACTGGTATAGCGATACAACCCGATCCCGGATTCTACTGCGAAGTTTTTCCTCGCTCTTCTGTCTACAAGCATAACATGTCGTTAGCTAATTCCGTTGGGGTTATTGACGAGAATTATACGGGACAAATCATACTTAAGTTTTACTATCATAAGTTTCCTCCTGACGTGGTTGTAGGAGAGAAAATAGCTCAGTTGGTTGTTCGCCAACGCATTGACGCAAATTTTATCGAAGTCAGCTATCTGGACAACACTATTCGCGGGGACGGCGGATTTGGAAGCACTGGTAAGTAACATGACTGAGATGTCTTATTTCGCCAAGTCTATTTTTGAACAGAAGTACGCTCACGACGTAGGGGATCGTAAGGAAACGTGGGCTGAAACAGCCGACCGTGTTTCTAGGACGGTCCTTAAGTCAATCAACGCAAAGAAATCTATTGTAGACGCTGTGCGCGATATGATAGAGAAGCGCCAATTCATGCCGGGAGGGCGTTACCTATACGCCACAGGTCGTCCCTTCCATCAGGTACAGAATTGCCTCTTGCTGCGTGCAGAGGATAGCCGGGAAGGCTGGGCTGACCTCATGCAGAAGGCTACCATGGCCCTAATGACGGGCGCTGGGATAGGCGTAGACTACTCGTCAATCCGTCCTGAGGGCAAGATCGTACGCAAGACCGGTGGTGTCGCTACAGGGCCTCTGGCGCTCATGCAGATGGTCAATGAGGCGGGCCGTGGCATCATGCAGGGAGGATCTAGACGTTGCCTTCCAGATGATTCCCTGATTACTATGTCTGATGGCTCTTTTAAGAGAATTGCGGATATAAAAGTTGGTGATAAAGTATTAACGCGCTTTGGCATTTATCCAGTCACTAATGTATTTGACCAAGGAGTGCAAGATTTAATCAAAATAACAACAGAGAATGGTAGCATAACTACAAGCCGTAACCATAAATTATTGTCTGCGAATAGGACTAGAACTAAAACGTTTAATACACCAACAGAGGCTTTAAATCTTAATAGTAAGCTATATAAGTACTACGCGCCAACAAAAACAGATGGTAACGCTTTTGATGTGGATTTAGCCTATGTTATAGGCTACTTTCTAGGAGACGGTTGTGCCTACAATTGGAATGATCGAGTACATGAAGTAACATTTCAATTAGCAGGTAAAAAGCACAACCAGAAACAAAAAGAAAAAATAGTAACTGTTCTTGAAAAGCTTGGATTAAAAACAGCAATACGCAGCGGTCATGGTGATTGTACAGAGATACGCTGTCAAAGTGTTGGGGCATACAATTATTTCACTGATCTAAAAAAACCCAATACACCTTTCGTAATTCCGCGTATTATTGAGGAAGCCTGTCTAGAAGCACGCTACGCCTTTTTAGCGGGATGGTGGGATGCTGATGGCTATTTAGGAAAAGATTCGTGGAAATTAGCAAACACGCATGAAAGTACTAGAAAAAACCTTCGCATTTTTATGAGAAAGCTGGGTTTTATGACATCAGAATACGGAATAGAAGTAAGGCTATCGTCATATCAAAGACAGATATTCACCGAAACGGTTCTTAAGCACGGATTCAAGCGCAGCAGATTTGTAACCCATAAGGGTACGTCAGAAATTCCAACAAACATAATTGCTATAGAACAAGTTCCTGCTGGTCATACATTTGATATCGAAGTAGCAGAGGTACATGAATTTATAGCAGATGGCTTCGTTAGTCATAATTCGGCCATTTGGGCAGGGCTCAATTGGAAGCACGCAGACGCACACAAGTTCGTGGAAATGAAGAACTGGATTCCTGAGGTTCGGTCACTCAAGGAGCGCGATTTCAACTTCCCAGCTAATATGGACGGTACAAATATCTCCATCCAACTAGACGACGAATTCTTCAAGGCGTTCCATAACGAGAAGTCGGCGCACCACTCTCAGGCGCAGTCTATCTATTGGGCTGGCGTACGGCAGATGTTAAAAACATCAGAACCCGGTTTTAGTGTAGATGTAGGAACAAATTCGGGCGAAACACTTAGAAATGCGTGTTGTGAAGTATCTTCCTACGACGACAGCGACATATGTAATCTGGGAAGCATCAATCTCGCCAAGATCCATTCCGTTGAGGAGATGACAAAGGTAGTCGAGCTAGGCACGCTATTCCTATTGGCTGGAACTGTTTATTCTGATGTTCCTTATGCCAAGGTCGATCAGGTTCGCACCAAGAATCGTCGGCTAGGTCTTGGTCTCATGGGTATCCATGAATGGCTGCTAGTGCGTGGCAAGAAGTACGGACCGGACCCAGATCTCCAGAAGATGCTTGAGATCTATCAGACAAGCACTCAGGTTGCGGCAGGGTACGCTAATGCATTTGACTTGTCTGCTCCTGTTAAGACGCGCGCCATCGCACCCACAGGGACCATTGGTATTGTCGCGGAGACGACAACGGGCATAGAGCCTATCTTCTGTACTGCGTACAAGCGTCGGTACAAGAAGGGCGGCGACATGAACGCTTACCAGTACGTTATTGATCCTACTGCTAAGCGGCTTATTGACAGTGGCGTTTCTCCAGACCACATCGAGGATGCTTACTCCTTAGCTGAGGATGTCGAGCGCAGGCTAGCCTTCCAAGCATGGGTCCAGAAGTACGTAGACCATGGTATTAGCTCTACGCTAAATCTTCCTTATTGGGGGAGCGAGCTAAACAACAGTGGAACAGTTCAAAAGTTCGGCAATACTTTGATGAAGTACCTTCCGGAACTGCGTGGGATTACGTGCTATCCTGATGGTGCCAGAGGCGGTCAGCCGCTCTCTCCTGTCAAGTACAGCACGGCAGCTAAGCACGTCGGGGAGGTCTTCTATGAGTCCACGGATGTCTGCGAATTGACTAAGGGAGGCAGCTGTGGAGCCTAAAGGAAAGCCGCGCTGCACGTACGCTCCGTATTCCTACACTAGCGACGAACTTTACCGACACTTTCCAAAGGGGAATATAGAGAAAGGTGACGTTATCATTACGTGTGTGGGAGTGTGTACTGAAGACACCCCGGTATGCAATGGACTAAGGGCTAGATTAGCTGCGCTCTCTAGGGATGAAAGACATGCGCTATTGGATATGGCTCACAAAGTTGACGCTATGTTAACAGGTGCGATAACAAAGTAGAAAAAGAAAAGGCCCCCGAAAAGGGGGCCACTCTTTTGCCTAAAATCCACGCCATCTAATCATATTACAGTCCTTTCGCAGCCCACCTTTGCTGCGCCTGATTTACCTTCACGACGTAGTCTCGTGCGGTAGGGTGTAATGTTCCGTGCTCCAAGTAGTAGCTCATTACGTTGCGCTCACCCATGTAGTAGATAGCATGCGTGAGATTGAACTTGTATGGAGTTTCATATCCACGTTCTATCATGTTAGCGTGGATTGTAGCCAAGAATTCAGAGCCTAGCTCGATATTCAACACCGGATCATACATCAACTCGGCGCTCCATGACATACCACGGGGAGACAGAAGGCTCGTAGCCGTAGTTGGAACTAATTGCATTAGTCCGAATGCGATGGGCTTCCCAGATCGGGTTTTACTTGTTGCTCTGGGAAGAAATCCCGATTCTACCTCAATTACGGCCAGCACGCGACTGGTGCGAAGACCTACGGCATAGTACTTGTTCTGGATGTCTACCAGCTTTTTCGTTATTGCGGGAACTTCTGATCGCATCTCAGCCCTTACAGCTGGAATCTGCATTAGTGCCCTGTCAATGGCTAGGAGTCTCTCCCGGTCGTCCATGGAGAGCACTAACGCAGCAATCTGAGACTGTAGGGTTGCCCTCTCAGCTTCTATAGCTGAAAGCCGAGACATTAAATGGAATGCGAAATTAACACAAAGAAGGGCGACGATTATACTCGCCACAATTGATAAGAGGTGGCTACTTTCTCTCGTCTTAGTTTTGATGGGCTTGATTAGATTGGTGACTTTGTTTGTATCCATATTTTTACTGTACTCCCTCAAGCCTACTATTCTACATTCTCTTGGTTTTGTAAGTCAAGTGTTTGATAATACTTTTTCAATACCCTCACGTATTACTTCGCTTACTGTTGTGTTGTACGCACGACAATACTGCCGTAGCTTTGTGTCCAACTCGTTAGAAATTACAAAAGAAATACGCTGCGAATTTCCTTTCTCTGTCCCGGCGAGAGGAGGACGGCCAATAGCTTTCTTAGGTAGTTTTTGTTTCATAGCAAAAGGGGCGTATCCCTACGCCCCTACCTTCCTTATAGCCTAGGTACTCCTAGAGCTTTAGTAGGATCTCATCAAGATCCACTGAGATTGCCGCTAGCTCGCTTGCGAGCATGCGAAGAACTTCAACAACTTCCTTGTCGATAGCCGCCTTCTTGGCTTCTGTAGCCTCTGTAGAACCGGCATAGAACCTGTTAACAGGAATAGGATCTGGATTTCTCTTCTTCAGCCACCCTTGGAAAGTAGAACGTGGAACATTCCACTCCTCGCAGAAGCGACGAAGCGATACCGGGCACTGCGCCTCGTTCTGGTTGAGATCCCAATCGTCAAGGATGTCAGTTATAAAACTAGGTGTGTACTGCTTCTGACTCATCAATGTTTCCTTTTACCTTTCGAATTCGGTACTCCATACCGTCTATCTTGTCCTGTTTCCGAATATGCTTACGGTACTTAGCGACGTTATCGTAAGCAACTTCTTTGCTCACAATACGTTCGACTAGGTGCCACTTCTTACGAGTTGTTTCCTTGAACTCGATTACGTAGTGTGCCATTACACTGTCAAAGCCGCGTTCTTAGTTTCGGTCTCGATAAGACGGTTCAGATACCAAACGGCCTTCTTTAGATCCTGAAGACCGTCCTTGCGTCTCCATCGAAGAAGGTACTTTAGTACGTTACCTTCACAGAAGCCTAGATTGTAGGCATCAATGATATCCATCACCTCGAAGCCGCCAGACAAGTAGTGTGAGGGGTGATTGACAGGATCGTGGGTAGTTTGGTTTTTATCCGACGTGGTCATAGGAATAACTCTTGTTCTCCTTCATCATTTCTGCCCAATCTAGGGCACTCATTTCATTAAAGAAAGTGGTCATCGTTTCTGACTTTGGTGTAGACGCGGGTGCCGGTGTTATAGTAGGTAGATTTAATTCAGCACGTAAAGCATTCGATATGAAAGCATTTATCTTCATATTGTTTGCAGCAGCCGCAGCAGCGACCTGTAAGAACAGGTCGTTTGGCAGCGATAGATTGAACTTCCGTAGGTCACATTCCTTTTTACTAGAAGGGTTGGAAGCACCGACACCGGTTTTCCTTGGCTTGCGGCGAGCAACTATACCTTTGGTAGTCTTTAATGTCTTCTTACGGTCCAACATCATTCACCTTTTACAAGCTTACCGTAGTCCGTCAACATTGTCAAGCGGAAACATTTGACTATTCTTTGAACACTGTGTACAATAGCGGGAGGAGATAGTGATGACCAAGAAGAAGTACATCCTAACCAGCTACAAAAATGTGTTCGACAGTATGGAAGATTTGTCGTCGGAATTAGTTAGGCAGATCGAGTCTGGCACAAATCTGAAGGATCTGGTTATCGGCACATACGTCGGTATACCAGAGATTAGTACGAACATTGCCGTAAACGTTGGCGGCAAGGTAAAGCGCATGAACAAGTCTAGCATTAAGCTGGAGATGAAGCAACCCGTAGAGCGTCCAGTCAAGGCTCCTGTAGCGGAACCTGTGGAAGCTCCCATCGTAGAGGAAGTCACTTCTGAGGAGAACGACGGAGTTTGCTCTTTCTGCGGAGAAAAGTGGGTAAAGAAGACTGTCGTAGAAGGGTTTGATACCTTCCTTTGTAAGTTCCATCTACAACTAGAAGCGCAGTTAGAGACGCTCTAAAGGATAACTGATGATAACGTGTTCATTCTGCCCTAACCAAGCCGCCATGTCCATCCACGGCTCTCCTCTGTGCGATGAGTGCCGTGCTAAAGTCTGTTTCCTATGCACGGAGATACAGAAGAAGGCGGTGTTCACTACTGAGTGCGCTTCGCATGAGATAGGGGTTACTTTTAAGGGTAATCGCTTCATGCAGGACAAGGCATTCATGAGCGGGGGTCCATTTGAGTTCGAACCACAGTGAAACTGAAGACCGAATAATCGCGGACAACATCAATCTACAAGCTTTCATGCCGTTTGATGCTCCGGGATACAAGGTAAAGAAGGAAGACTATCTAAAAGCCGTGCTTTTGTACGTGGGCGATAAGTGCTCGCTTTTACCCGAATTGCTAGAAGTGTTCTCTTTAGAGGACACTTTGCTGTTTCTACATATATTCTCCGGACAAAAAATAGTAGTTCCTAAAAGAAAGCAGATAGAGTCCGGACTAAAAGATATTGCGCTGTACTTTGCTGCCGTAAACAATCCGTCTATAGACGAGATTAACAGACTCGCCAAGTTGAATGGTGTGACTGCTCAGACTGTAAAACTCATCGTTGGCAGGATTGCGGCGCTGCTCGACCAGCCAAACCCCTTGAAAAAACAAGAGTAGTGTAGTTTTAGCTTTGGTTTCGGTACATATTCCTTAGGTACACACATGAATATTCTACGACTCATTGAAACAGAATTTCAGGGAGAAACCAATCCCAGCAACTACATGGGTCCGGATATTGATGCGTTCGGAATCGTCACTGCTAACGATGATGAGACAACCCATACGCCGGAGAGCGACAAGGAGCGCAAGAAGCGGAAGAAGGAGAAGCAGGACATGGAAACTGTGTCCGCTCCCGATTCTGAAGATGTAGCGGAGTCTAAAAGAGACTTTCTAGACGAGTTGCTAGAAGATCCCAGCGTTAGGGAAATGCTAACGCGCATTCTGAGCAACATCAAAGTGTCTCCGGTTCACGAGAGCAAGGTTGAAACTTTTTCGGATTACGTCGATAGCCTTCTAGAATCTGTTATCACTCCCGGAAGTATAGGACCGGCTACCGCCGCAGAATGGAAAGAGCTTAGCTCGTTCGACTTCAAAGATGTCCAGAAGGGAATTGAAGTAGAAAGCGAGCACACTCCCAACAAGGCAGTAGCAGCAAAGATCGCTCTTGCTCACTTTAAGGAAGATCCAGAATACTATACTAAGCTCTCAAGAGTTGAAGGTGAGGAACCATATGTCAAAACTAGTTAATTCACTCGTTCCAGAAGAAACGTATACTATAACTGAAACTGTAAGCACTGGAAAATTTTATGTGACTCGTGTAGGATCAATAACAAAACAGCCTACACCTGTGTTTATCGCAGAAAATATAACTGAAATAAGCTCATGGTTGCGCACGCACCCGGAAATTACAGAAGCAACTGTAGTAAGTATTTGGTCAAAAGATTTGCTAGAAAAGCAAAGTACGTATACTGTAGGTCCGAACGATTCAGTAGTATTTTCTCCCGATGTGAATCGTCCTCAATACGGCGGTAAGGTAAAGAACTTTTTAAACACAGTTTTAAACAGAGTTTTTGATGCCCGTAAGTTTAGAACTGCTGTAAATATAGCCTACGCGGACGTACCAGAAGAGGATCGACCCGGTTTTGCTATAACAAAGAACAAAAGCAATACGGGTAAATTCGGAAATGAACAGGGACGTGTAGCTGAACTTTTTGCTGGGACACTAGACGATGCTCGAAAGGCAGCGATTAGAAATGCAGTTCGTGACGTTTTTAAGCAAGAAGAAGTAGGAATTAAAGACGCTAAGACTGGACAAATTACTTTCAATACAGAAGTTCCTGATGATGCACAAGAGGAAAGCACAACGGGAAACGATGATAAGATCACAGAGAGCATGTTCTTAACTGGAGCAGACAATACATTAAATGGTAATGCGCAGCTTGATTACCGCAACATGTTAGCCGGAGAGATTTTCGGCTCTGCCGCTTTCTCGACACAGCGTCCTTCTGCTGACACGCATGAGAGCGTTAATGCAGTTATGGATACGCAGACAGTCGAGGGCATGGGCGTTATGCGTCCAGTCGGCGCTCCCGCTGCCAATATGAATGAGGACACGTCTTTCAATAAGCACATGCTCAACATGGCTAAGAGCCTATTCCGCGCTAACCGTATGGACGAGGCCGCTAAGGTTGTTGACGCCATTGATAGCCCTTCCACTGCTGCTGCCAAGGTTCTTGAGGCGGCTATTGCTACGGACGGTGTTGTTGACGAGAAGCTTACTGAAGACCTTTACAACGCGGCTGCGTACTTCAGCGCCCTCAAAGATAGCCGGTTTATGCCTCGGCTGATTAAAAGTCAACGGGCAAATTTTCTTTCTGAAGCTAAGGTTATTAGGGACGGAATACACCTTTGTGACGATTGCACTATTGCAGCTGTTAATGACGATTACACCGGAATAGATTCAGATGAGCGTGTGGCGGCTGTAAAGGGTGGACTCTCCAAGCTAGGTGGTGGGCTTGTTCCGAACTTCGACGGAGAATCTGGCAAAGGAATACACGAGTTTACGGCCAGAAAATGCGATGGTTGCGGTGGTGGTCACGGTAGAAAGCACGAGTTCGCCATTTTGGGCAACTAAGGACAAAAAAATATGCAATGGTCTGAATATTCAAGAATGGCCGGTGGCCTCTACACGCCAGAAGTTAAGCAAATGGCTTCTAACCGAAGCAAGCTTGTCGTGGCTGAAGGGCTGTCTGAAAAGAACCTACTTAAGATGCCCGGTAAGCTGTCACCACCTGTGCGGTCGATGGAGAATGATCTTCGCCGTTTTGTCACGGGAAAGCCTATCCTTAATGAGGTCGTGCAGGCGGCTATCCCGGCCTTGGTGGCTGCGGCAGAGACTGCGGTTCCTGCTACGGCAGCTGCGGCTACCGGTGCTGCTGCCACAGGTGCAGCAACAGGTTCCGTCGCTGGTGGCACGGCAGCGGCAACCAACCTGTCCGCTTCTAGTTTGGCTAGCGATGCCGCTGTTGGTGATTTTGTCAGTAACGTTGTATCTAACACGAATGTCGGGGACACGAGCCAAACCTCCCATCCAAACGAGCAAGAAGTAAAAGATGAAAACTAGCATCTATGTGGCGGAATTGTCGTATCTCAAGAAGAAACCTATAGTTGAGGAAACTCCCGCCATTGATCCAACGGAAAACACAGGGCCTGCCCCCGGTCCTAATCCGGCTACGGATAATAAGGAAAAGCCAGCCCCAGATTCCGGCGTAAAGCCCTCTTCGGAAGCGCCCAAGAAACCCGGCAAGTCCGATATCGAGAAACAGGCTTTTATAGGTGGGACTTTGTCCAACGTCGGATCGCAGCTTCTACAGAAGGTGTACGGCGTAGTTAGTGGAGATATATATCACAAGCCGCAGGGCAGGGTCGGTAATAATCCTGCGTACACGGGCGCAGGCACTGGCCGCTAAGTTGTCGTGACGGTGTGCATCAAGGGCATAACTTGCATTAACCGTTCATTGACGATACAATGTAAAAAAGGACACCCGCGTTCTTATGCGGGTTTTCGTGTTATATGAGCAATACATCACTAGTTGTACCACAAGAGAACGCAGACGCTGTACTGTGGGAAGGCGTTATTGGCTGGATATCTGAGGCCGAAAACCTAAACCCACTAGTCAGAGACGAGCTACTTCGCAGGCTAGAAAACTTCAAACTGAAGGTTAATACCATCGTTGTAGAAATCCAGAGGCGTCAATTAGAAGAGATCGCTCTGGACGTACAGTTTGAAAGTGACATGAAACGGGAGATTCGTAAGAGCTTCCTGTACATGACCCCTACAGAACGCGCGCAAACACTCAAGCTACTAAAGTCTACCAACGAAGAGACGCTCATGCGTCTAGAGCGGCAGATGGCTGGTTTCGACTTGTTTGCCAATACAGAGCAAGCAATCCAAGCTCTGTCGTACACCAAACTACCGGACAATATCGTAGAAACCGTGCAGGCAATGGCTCCTGCACGACGCAGGAACCTACTTACTGTAATCAATCAGTTGAAGGCTGCTGCGGAAAAGGAAGAGGCTACGGATGCCCAAGAAGAAACTAATAGTAACGCCTGAGGAGTTTGCTGAGGAGCAAGCTACAGCAACTACATTCGAGAGCGATGATGAGTCGGTCTCATTGAACGATTTCGAGTGGTCCGCGATGCTTCAGACCGAAGCTGAGCGGCTTATGAGGGAAGACCCTACCCTAGTAGATCAGCTTGTTAAGAGATACCTCCGCAATGAGATAACCCTTAAGGACTTCGCTCCTTCTGAGCGACAGTTTTTGTTGCAGGTTCTTCTAGAGAAGAAAGCCGTATCCGAAGACGAAAGCCTTGCTGTAAAAGCGCTTATCGAGGCAGACTACGTACGCACGCCTCCTACTCCAGAGGAGTTTCTGGAGAATCCTCTATACCTCGGTAGGGTAAAAGACGAAATCTACCCGTACTGGAAAGAGCAACTCAAGTACGTACTGGACCCCAAGAACCAGATCTACTCGGTAGCTGTTAAGGGTTCAATCGGTAGCGGCAAATGCCTAAGTGCTTCCACTGCAATAGTTAGCTCTCTAGGGCTTCTTAAGATAGAAGAGCTTTTTAATGATCAGAGGGAAGAAAATGCAGTTCTGTCTGAGACGGGAATGCGGCATGTAGACAGGTATCACGACGAAGGCGAAACAGAGACAATAAAGATAGAAACATACAACGGGTACAATCTAGAATGTAGACCAAACCATCGAGTCAGGGTATTTGATGGCAGTGCTATAGTTTGGAAAGAGTCTAAAGATTTAGTGGAAAACGACCAAGTGCTTATAGTTCGGAAGCAAAACATTTGGGGACAGAATCCCTACGAACTTAGCAAAAATTTTGCCGAATTAATTGGTATCATCATAGGAGATGCGTACATAAATTCAAAGGTTGTTCGCATTGCATGCGGTCCTAGTGAAGAAGATCATGTGTACCAAAGGCACATTTGTTCCCTGCTGGAATCTGAAGGACTAACCTATACGTGTAGTAATCGGGTACGCAAATATAACGGTCAAACCTGCCACGAAATAGCGGTTCTCGGGGGAGAAAAGGTAATAAGTAGATTTACAGCTATGGGTGTTGTAGGCCGCGCGTGGGAAAAGAAAGTTCCTTTGTGCGTACGGATGGGTACCAAAGACGTAGTGGCAGCTTTTCTTAGAGGATATTTTGCCACGGACGGTACTGTCTACTCCAACAATAATACTTTGGAAGTTACCACTTGCTCTGAACAACTTTCTGAAGATGTACAGCAGCTTCTGCTCAATTTTGGTATTCGTACTCGTCGTAGATTCAAAGCAAATAAACGCAGAGGCGCATGGACAGTAAAGATCATAGGTAAAGAGTCTAAAGAGATTTTCGCGAGAGAAATAGGATTTAATCATCCAAAGAAGGATGCTTTACTTAAGAAGCATCTTTCCTACGAAAAAACTACTTGGCGAGACAACGACACGGAAATTATTCCTGTGTCCAAAGAAGAAGTAGAAAAAGTACGCACAGCAATCCGATACAAGCGGATAGGTCTAAAGCACAACAACGGCATGTTTGCCTGTCTGCACGGTGATCAAAATTTTACGTACAAAAATCTAGATAAAATAGTTGAAGATTATGGAGTGGAATACCTTACACCTGTTCTTAAAAAAATATACGAAGAAAGGTATATTTTCACGCCGATTACTAGGTTAACTCCCTCAAGAAATCACTGCTATGATTTGACAGTCGAAGGAGATCCATCTTACGTATCGAACGGGTTTATTTCACACAATACGTGGTTTTCCATCCTATGCCAGCTATACAAGCTGATTCATCTATCATGCCTACGGAATATTCCAGCATACTTCAAGCTTAGCGAAACGACCAAGATTACGTTCGGGCTGTTCACTCTGTCTCTGGCTAAAGCGGATATGGCTCTTGCCAACGACTTTAAGCAGATGATCAGCCTGTCGCCGTACTTTAGGAACACCTTCCCTCTAAAGAAGACCCTACAGATCAGGCGAGTTTTGAACACCATTGGCGACAGTACGTCTATGTACGAAGTCATGTTGCCCAAGAACATTGCGCTACTTATCGGATCTAAATTACAGCACGCTCTATCACTAGCTGTCATTTCTGGGATCATTGACGAGGTCAACTTCCGACAGAAAAGAACCGTAGCCGCAGAGGATGACGAGGATTCCGCAGGTTCGCTCTACAACGAGTTGTATTCTCGTATGGCGTCTCGTTTCATTCAGTTGAAGTCCGTACCGGGAATTCTATGTGTCGTATCATCTGCTCGTAGCACAAATGACTTCCTAGAGAATCACATCGAAAAGGTCAAGAATGACCCTCACGTGCATATCTGTGGTGGAAGCCAATGGGATGTCATTCCTGAGAAGTACTCCAAGGAACGTTTCTACGTCTTCGTAGGTAATTCTAAGTCATCTTCTCGCATCATACCAGATGAAGACGTTGCCTTGTATCCTCCCGGTTCGCCTAACATCTTGGCAGTACCGACTAGCATCAAAGATCGTTTTGAGTACGACATCAACTCGGCACTTAACCAGTTTGCTGGTATCGCTACCACTGGACTACACCTTCTGTTTGAAGATCCTCTACTTATTGGGAGAGCGTGGGATAAGACTCGCGTCAACCCATTTATAGAAGAGGAAATAGAACTCGGGTTGAAAACTAACAAGCAGATCATACATTACATGAAATGGGATGAGCTTTTTAGAGACGCGGGGTTTGCTGTAATACCGCGCCATCATCCCGGAATGCTTCGCGTTATGCATATCGACTTGTCTAAGTCTAATGACATAACCGGTATCGCCATGGGCGGTGTATCCGCTATAACTGAGAAGGTCAGTAGAAATCCAGAAGGCCAGTACAACGTTAAACAGCTGTCTCCTGAAATCTGGATGGATTTCGTTCTGGGTATTAAGGCTCCGCAAGGAGACCAGATCGACTACGAAAAGATACACCAGTTCATAGCCTTCTTGAGGGAGTCTAGGTTCAAGATCCGATACATCACGTTTGACCGATGGGGTTCTGTCGGGCCTATGCAGATGTTGATCAAGAACGGATTTGAGGTTGGAGACCAGTCTGTAGATACCAATGATTTGGCTTATGTGTACTTAAAGGATACAATAGTCAATCGTGGTATATCTATGTACTACCACGCTAACCTAGAGCGCGAACTGACGCGACTTACCCACAAATTCAACAACGGTAGAGCCAAGGTAGACCACCCACCAAACGGAAGTAAGGACATCAGCGATGCTACGGCGGGCGTAGTGTACAACTGTATGGAACTGCTGACTAATCCCGGCAAGTTCCCAGACACAGCCAACCAAGACATTGCGAAGGGTGTTATCTCCAATCTATTCCCAGCTATGGCCGTGGAGAAGCTTCCGGGCGCCGGATGGACAGAACTCGACAACGAATTCACACAAATGGATTGGCATATTTCTAGGTCTAACCCGTATGACAAGTACAACATGCGACCGCAAGGATAACTTATGGCAAACACAGCACCGGTAGAATCTCCAGTCAAGCAGGCGCTTCAAATCCTATTCAACAGATCTCCTAGGCACATGGAGATCCTAAAGGGAATAGAACAACCGCTTCCAAAATACGGCTTGGCGGACTCCATCGAAAACCGTCTATCACAGGTATACGTCGGATACTCCGACGTTTCCAGTGACCGTATAACACAGTACCGCGATTTCGACAAAATGGATCTAGAGAGCATTGAATGTCAGACCGCTCTTGATATTTATGCTGAAGAGGCTGCGCAGCCTGACTCCAAAACGAACATGAAGATTTGGGTAACGTCCAACGACCAGAAGAAGGCGGACGAACTCAACGGAATGTTCCAGCGTATGAATTTGGAGGCTAAAGCATATGGTATCTATCGAAATATTGCAAAGTATGGCGATTGTTTTCTTTATCTACTACTCGGTGGTTACGGAGTCCACGACGCTTACTTCATTCATCCGTCGCGAATTGAGAGAGTCCAAGACGATGGTCTCCTTGGATTTAAGTCCATGGACCTATCCACCATCGTTCAAGTAGATAACAAGAGTGCCCTATTCAAGCCTTGGGATATAGTCCATCTACGCCTTATGGCGTACGACCGTGAGAACGTCTACGGACGTTCCATGCTAACTAGTCTACGTAAGGTATGGAAGCAGTACAGCATGCTTCTAACCATGGTCGTCCTCTATCGTATCGCTAAGTCTGTTCAGCGTAACATTTTCTATGTAGACGTTGGTCAGGCGTCCGGTGCTGAGACAACCCAGATCTTGAAGGAATACGAGAAGTTCCTAAAGAACAAGACCTCGTTCGTAGATCCTCGAACTAAGGAGTTCCGTCTGGACTTCAACCCGGCAACAATGTTGCAGGACATCGTTTGGCCTACACGCACGAATTCTCCATCTAAGGTAGAGTACTTACAGAACACTAACCAGATGGGGACACTTGACGACTTGGAGAAGTTCCGGAACAGTATTATTTCGGGTCTAGGTATTCCGAAGGCATATTTTGACGGAGATCTAGGAGGCGGGCTGTTCAACGCTCGCGAGGCTCTACAACTTCAGGATGTTCGCTTCTCCCGTAAGATCCGTAAGCTACAAGACGCTATGCGCGACGGTATAGTCCGCATTTGTCAGATCCATTGGGCTATTACCCACGGCGAATACTTGGATGCCAAGGAAATCCAAGTGAACATGGGTACTATCTCCGATAACGCTGACCGTATGCGTGAGGACATCATTATCCGTAAGGGTCAGGGTCTTATGCTATTGGCGGCTGTTTCTGAGGCTATGGGATGGAACAAGCAGGTTTGGTCTGACTACCTACTCGATCAGATCTTCCCTCTACCGCCAGAACTCCGCGACAAGTTGTTCACACCAGATCCTACCACGCTTCTAGCTTCACAGGAAGGCATCCATACGATCAAGAACATCCAAGCCTCCGGAGTCGATCCGGATGCCGTCGCTGGCTTGATTGGAACCTCCTCCAAGAGCAAGGCCGGGTCTTACGTATCGAAGCGAGGACAGGGATCGTTCATGTCTCCGGGAGGCAAGCTGGCCGCCGCTGGCGGCGGTATGAAGGAAGAGAAGGAAGAAGCGGTCTTCATTCCTCCAACCATGCAGCCTTTAACTGAAACCGAGCTAAAGGACATCAAGGATAGTTCTGAGCGAATCAAGGCACGTCTAAAGGAAGTTGCCGGACCGGCAAAAACAGAGTGGAAGGACAAGGTAAAGTGGGACGAACTATTCGAGATGTCGTACCCAGCCGAGCTAAAGGAAAATGACTATGTTGAATAAGGCAGCAATTGTAGAGCGTCTAAAGGAATCTCTAGGCTACAAGTACACGTCCAAGGAACTAACCGAGGTTGTGGAGAAGCTTAGCTACGTTATATTGGACGCCATTTCCAATGGAGAAGAGGCGTATATTTCCTCTTTCGGAAAGTTCTTCGTTAGGGTCAGCAAGCCACGAGAAATAAAGAATGCGGGGATTCCTTGGCTGAAGGGCAAGACGTTTTCCTCCAAGCAGAAACTCAAGATGGGTTTCCGGCCTTCTAGTGCCGCGAATAGGCAAATCGTGGCTCTTCACGAAGCCATAGTGGCGTCACGAAAAGGTCAGTATTAGCTCCGTTGTATTTTCAATACAAAGACCGGATTAGGGGTTAAAATTCGACTACTACACGGAGTTTACTATGTCAGATAACACATTCGGTATGGAAGCCAACGAGAGTGCTTTAATGGAATCAATGCTTAGGAAGAAGAATTCCGGCGCTGGTCAGCTAATGGAGAGTGTCCAGCGTAAAGCAGAAAAGGAAAAGAGCGTCCTGCGCAAAATCAAGGAAAAGCGCGGATTAGCCTCTGCCACCCTGAATGAGGATGCTAACCCTCCTATTCACGAGTTTGTTAAGCTTGTAAAGCAGGGTCCGGTATCGGGTGAGCCATCAGGTCTTATGTGGTCTCCAACCACGCTCGAAAATATTCTGAGCATGTATCCACAGAAGAACGCCATATCGGATATCAACTCCGCTGTCAGCGCGGCAAATCAGCAGGCTGGCGTTCCAGTGGCTCTGGTTGGCCCCGGTGATGAGCGTGGCGAATTGTTCATCAAAACCGACGCAAAAGGTAATTTCTTTGTAGCCAAGGGAGACAAGAACCCAGCCGCGTACGTGAATCCGGCCACGAATCAGGCCAGCATGGCCCGATCCGTACCAGAGACTAGTTCCTTTGATAAAGCGCAGATTAACACGGGAGACGTTCGGCACATCATTGCTGGTATGGCCGAGGACATCAAAGCGTTACGCGACGAGGTCAAGTCACTAAAGGAAGCTAAGTCGGTTGCAATCTCCGCGTCTTCTGTAGAACCGCTAGACGAGGCAGACGATCCGTTAGCCATGGACAATCTTCTAGTAGAGAAGATGAACATCCAGAAGCAGATGGAAGGTCTAGATGACAAGTCCAAGTCGGTTATCCAGAAGCTACTTAATGCCGCAGAAGCCATTCGTAATGGTCAGGCAGCGTTGCTAGATGATGTGGCTACACCGGTAGCTGCATCCGACACCAACAGTGTGCTGACAGAAAGCGCTACCGCAGTAAGTCACGCACCAGCCGTAAGCCTTGACTCACTTCACGCGATGCTTCTGAAGACTACCAAGTCTCTACGGGCAGACAGCGGAAACACGCAGCTAGAGCACTTGGCCGACAACATCTCTACCTTGATAGCCGAAGGTCTGATGAACAACAAGATCAATTCTATTCCGCTACTTCAGGAAACAGTGGCTGCATACAAGAAGTTGGTGAAGTAATATGGGAACGACCCTAAGCTTTTCGGGAACGCTTTATCGAAGTGACCCCTTCGATAAGTACGTCTTGCGCAAGTTTGGCGGAACTTCTCGAACGGCATTGAAAGAATTCGCTGTCACACTGGATTTGTCATCCAATCCAAACCTGACGTTCCCTATATCAGTTCCGCTTACTGACATTAGTACGATCAAGTTCTTGTACTTGACGGTGTTTGGCGGAACCAGTCAGGTACGATTGGTAAAGAACGGCGCGTATACGAACTCTCCGGCTACCGTAAGGGTAACAAACGAGAGGGTCGCCGGAATAGTAGATGGCAGCAACAACGTATTCACGCTCGCTCACTTACCAGTTGTAAACACTGAAAACATCTATGTCAACGGCACTCGACAGGTTCCGGGAGCAGGAGAAGCCTACGTAATTACTGGTAGCTCCCTTCTGTTCACGGCAGGAAACATTCCTCCTGCCGACGCAGACATTATTGCTGATTACTACTACACAACCGGAAACCAAGATGTACCGGTTAACACACAGAATCTTGACATCAATGTCAGCGGAACGCTACTGATGTCTGAGATAGACTTAAACCAAATCTACGTAATGTCCTGTCCTAAGAGTGCAGTAATTGAGATCGTAGGAATGGGAACCTAATAGGAGAACGCTATGGCGACTGTCACAACCCCAGCATTTTTGTACAATGGTCCGGCTCTAGAAGCCTTCGTACCTACGGATTCCGGCGCTACCGTCCGCTGCCCAAAGGGCAAGTATGTCGCTGGAGCTTACTACGATGGCGTTCTTACTTCGCCATCTTGGACTAAGGTAGCCGACGTTAGCACCATCACCGATCCGACTCTGATTGTTTATGAGAACATGGGCGAGTTGGGCAACAAGCTTGTCTTTGTTCCTGTCCCTGAGGCCGATGATTCGGCTGGTAACGCCGGAGATATCGCTGTAGTTACAGACTCCGTAACAGGAATCACTGGACTGTACTTGTGCCTCGTTTCTGGTACACCAGATAGCGATCCTGCTTCCGAGTGGCAGTACTTTGAGCCTACTACTTGGCCTGCTTAGTTGAGGGCATACAATGGCGTCTAGGGATATAGCCCTTTGTGTTCCTGAGCTTCAGGAAAAATGGCTGCTTATCAAGCGGGATATTGAGGCTATGAATCCCGGATGGGAAGCTAAACCCATATGCACATTGCGTTCGACAGAAGAGCAGCAAAACCTTTGGGCGCAGGGCCGTACTAAGCCCGGTCCTATTGTTACGTGGATAGACGGGGTAACTAAGATCGGTGCGCACAATCCAGTTCCGGGTAAGAAGCCTGAGTCTAGGGCTATAGACGTTGGAATCTTCGTAAAGGGCGAGTACATGACTAAGTCATCGTATTATCGCATTCTACAAACGCTGGCTCCAAAATACGGCCTTAAGTCTGGGTGGTCTTTTGGCGATCCTCCTCATATCGAAGTCGCCAAAGGCGCAGTCATAAGGATAAAGCGATAATGAAACGCATTGATAGCAATTATGTCTTTGAGCGCTGGCTCAAGGATGTAACCGAAGATCTGACGGTTGATCCGAACACTTTGATCAATATCATTCAGGACGGATCTATGATTAACACCGGATTCAACTGGATAAACGGATCTAAGCGCAACGTGACTCCTGTCAAGATTCATGCCGCTGCCCCTCAACTTAGCTTCATGATCGGTGATTTCATTCGTGAGGCACTGGACGAGGCAGAGAAGAAAGCCGTGTCTCAGTATGATGAGGTAGTCCCTGAAGCAAATTCCAGAGATCCTCGCATAATGTCAACGAATCCGGATTTCAATGCGTGCCCTGCTTTCTTGAATACGGTATGTCGTGTAGACGGCAGACCTTGCATGTGGTCTAACTTCAATAAGAACGGAGAGGCCAATGCTGAGTACAAGCAGTGTTCGAAATACAACCTTGCTACAGGTGGAGACCCCGCTTTGTTCTCTGTTGAGGTTGGTATGGAGAATTCAGAGCGCTACGCACTAGGGGTCCGGAGCTAACATGGCCGTTCAAATATATCAGAACCAGACGGCATTCGAAGTAATAGTCCCGACTGCTGATAGTTCCATATCCCTATACCCCAACGAATACGTTGGTGGGTCGTACTATGCGCACATACCAGAGTTGGTCAATGTAACTAACCAGAACATTGATCCTCTGGACGTTAAGTACTTTTACCCGGAGTCCGGTGAGGCAGGAACAAGTCTCAATGGATTTGATACAGCTACTGGAACTCTACCTATACAAGTAGATGTAGTCGGAACGTCATTCAACGTCTCTATCCAGCCAATAAGCGGGTTAGATATAAGTGACGGCCAAGTCGTTAGGACGCTAAATACGTTAACAGACACGGTTACGATAACCGGTCAAGCAGGAATAAGTGTGGATGTCAATGTCGGAAACAATTCCATTGATATCACAAACACCCAATTAGGTCTAACTGATGTCCACGCCACTGCGCCACTTTATCTAACCCTCGGAGAAGGCAATGTTAGTCTAGAAGGCAGCATCGCTATAACGCCAACAGACGACGGTGGGGCGGTAGCTTTGCAGACCGGAAGTCCGACATACCAAAATGATTTCGCGGCTCTACGCTCCCTATTCCTAAAGAGCCTAGCTGACGTTGATCCTTTCCTACGGGTCTATTCTTCCACAGATGGTTTGCTAACGTCGCTGGATAGCGAAGGTGCGCTGTACACTCAGGACATTGTAGCTAATACTGTTAGTAGCGAGGTGTTCCATATACACGAAACAATCGGGTATGACGGAACGACCTACACTGTAGGTGGCTCAAGAATTCTACTTGAGTCCGGTACGCTTGGTCTTAGCTATTTCGACATCCCATTCGACGTACTAGATACGATCACACTAGGGAAAAGTACAGTAACTCCGGGTAACATTGGTAACATCCAAGGGCTACAGGAATCTGCGTACGTAAATCCGTTCGTAGACCTTTATACTATACCCGATCAAACTGTGCCTCTCATTCGTCTAAATTCAGGATACCCTTCTGACACAGTCAATGGCAACGTCTTTCTAGATGTTGTTGACAACGACGGTCTATCTCTAATCAAACTGCACGGAGACGGGGTAGTAACAGCTAAAACGCTTGAAGCGGATACAATCGACGTTACAACCGTTTTCGCGGAGAACATTTTCTCATCGACGCTGTACGTTGTTGGGCCGGACACTATCGTTATGACGACCTCCGGTGGACCGCAGACTATCATAGCAGATTGCAGCAATGGTCCAGTTGTTGTACAATTACCAGACCTGACCGCCTTTGATAAGTCCCTAAAGGTGACTGCTCTAAAATCCGACACATCTAACAACGCTCTATCCTTCGTCAATGGTCCAAATAGTACCATCAACGGATCACCGGTGTCGGTGAGTATAGTGGACCAATACGCAGGAAAAACGATAACGTCCGCAGGAATAAACTGGTACATAACAAGTACTGTAGGATAAGAAAATGGCAATAACTCGCGTTAATTCCCGAGACATCCTAGACCGCACTATCCGAAACGTTGACATCAACGACAACGCAGAAATTGCGGACACCAAACTAGCAACGATATCAACGAGCGGAAAGGTGGCGAACTCCGCCACCACAGGTACGGCTTCTTCTACACCGAATACACTCGTTTTACGTGACGGTTCTGGAAACGCAAACTTCAATGCTGTTCATGCCGTGCAGTCCATAACGTCAGACACACTAATGCGTAGTCAGTTCATTGAAGCACAAACCTCTATATCATTGCTAGGTGATGATAGAACCACCTCACCCGTATCAATAACACGTAATATCGGAGGTGCCGGTATTATGTCGGGTTTGGAATATCTATATGTTAACGACACGATATTCACCTCCACATTAGAAGCAGTTCATGTGTTAGCTACCACTGGAAGGGTGGAAACTGCTCCCGTGAACGGAACAGACATAGCCAATAAAGACTATGTGGATGCAGTGGCTACGGCTGGATCTATTACTGGAGATCTAACTGCCGGGCGCGTTGTGCTTTCTACTGGACTGCACACTGTTTCAGATAGCGGTAACTTTACGTACGATTCTGCTGCAAAAACATGTGTTGTAAAATTTGAAGCGGGTCCGTTTCCAAACGTTACTGGAATAAGCATTGACGGAACACTGAGTGGAACAGTCGGTATTTATGCTGACGACTTCATAGTGTATGCACAATCAACGGACGCCACTGCATTTCAGGTGTCGTGCCCTGATAACAACGTATCAATAGGGTTTTTTGGACACACTCCGACCGCGCCAATAAGCACAGTAGATCGTGTAGATCCGACTATGCGTAGGTCACTGCTGGGTGTGCTTGCGGAAGGCTTAGTCAAGTACGGACTTTTTACAGACGGCAAAGTTGGTGCGCCGGACCACCCTAC